GCAGCATTGCCAACGCTAGTCACACCGCCTGTGAGATTCGCATTAGTAATTACGGTTGCTGCGTTGACTGTGCTCCATGTGCCGTCCCCGCGCAGATACTTCGTGACGTTGGGCGAACCCGAACCGAGTACGACAGGGTCCAACACTCCGTCACTATTGACGTCAAACGCATTGACCTGCACTTGCGCCGAGGTGTTGGCCCCGGTCGGGTTGCTGGCGCTGGTGTATTCTGAGTTGGTCGGCATAGTCGTGTGTGGCTAAATCTCCCCCGCGTAGCTTTGCGTCTCGGGCACAAGTCGAGTTGCGCGGACTCGTTGGGTCAGCTCGCGGGACATCAGGGCAGCCATCAGCCCGGCCGCCTCTTGGAGTTTGACCTGAGCCTTGGCCACCTGCCGCAGCCGCTCCCACATATCGCTCACCGCATAGGCGATGAGCAGGTTCTCCGCACCAGACAGCGTCACCGTGTCGTTGTCATGGCGCAGCGGGATGGCCCGCCGCTTGGCGAGCACTTGCAGATACAACGCAGAGTCAGTGAAGGCCCGGTGCAGCCTGATGCGGGGGTGCCTCCGCTCCGTATCGGCGGCCAATAATATCTGCACTTCGTGTGCAACAATCAGACCGTTCGCCTGTGTCACCGCGTGAACCGCCCCGGCGGTGGCCGCTTTGCTTAGGTGGAGCAGTTCGTCGTAATAATTTACGCTCACCACCGGGGTCGCGCCGGTCAGCACCACCGTCTCCTCGCATTCCAAACCGTTGTGCAAGCCGCGCAGTCGCACGGCACCAAAATCAGAAGCACTGGAGCTGGTCAACTCCACGCGGGCACCACCCGGATGGGTGTGGGTCGCCACGGGGGGCAGCTCCGTATAAACGACAGAGTCTCCCTCCTCGTCGTACGCGGACGCATTGGTCCGCCAGATGGTTTCAATCGCTTCGGGGGCGAGGTAAATGGGGTTGGCTCCAGCCGTTTTGACGGCGAGCACCTTGTCCACCCAGTTCGGCAGGACAACCTCGGCAGAGGTGGTCGCCAACGACACCACGGTTTTGCTGTCCTCCCATAGCTGGGAGTCATAGACCATCTCATAGCGACGGCGGAGGAAGGTCCGCGCAATCGCCTTGCTGTCCGCGTCAAGCAAGCCGGTAAGCTCGCAGACGTGGTCCGCCATATCTTTCAAGGTCAGTGGCATATCGTGTCAGTGACAGAAAAAGAGGGAGGGGCAGCAGCCCTGTGCCGCTACCCCGCCCCATGCATACGCTTTACAGCGTAGTCTTGTCCGACTTGATGATGACGCCGAACTTCGGGTTCAGCACCATCGAGGCGTAGTACGCTTTCCAGCCGACGACGTTGAACTGGCCGAGCGGGTCGCTCTTGTCCGGTTTGTCATTGTACATGAGCTGCGGCTTCAACGGGGAATTGGAGCCAGCGAGCTTCACCGTGCCGAGGAACTCACGGCCGAACACGAGAGCGGCATGGCCGGTATAGGTCGTGTTGTGGGTGAACTCTTTCGGGTTCGTCGCGATGACGACCTTCACGTTGAACAGCTTGCCAATTTCGCCGTTGTAGATTTTCTCCTTATCCGAGTAGGTGGAGACATTCTTCCAGTCCGAGTCACGGCGCAGGTCATACGCCTGACGGGGGCTGACGACAGCGATGTAGCTATTGCCCTCGAACGACGCAGCGCGGTTCTCTTCGAGGATGGTGGCGGCTTTATCGAGGTCGCCCACGGTGATGACACGGAGGGCCAAGGTGCCAGACGTGGTCTTGTCGAGCACCTGCGCGGCCGAGGCGTAGGCCACGTCGCGGATTTGCGTGTCGAGGTGCAGCGCGGCCTCTTCGCCCATGCGAGCCGTCTCCAGCTCCAACTGCTTGATGAGGTCAGTGGCGACACGGGTGTCCGTGATTTTAGCCACGTCGCCGAACTGGGCGAGCGCGACTTCCACGTTCTCAATCGCAGCGTGAGTGTAGGTGCTGAGTGGGGTGCCTTCGGTCAACGCGCGGACGTTGTCCACGTTGGACTCGCCACGGCGGAAGAACCGCATGGTGAGACTGCCCGCGTTGCGCGGAAGGTCGAACTGCTCGGCCGTGTTGGCGAGCACGAGTTTTTCAGTCGCGTGTTGCAGGAACTTCTTGTTGAAGACCTGCGCGATGCGCGTGGAGTCAAGACCACTACCAATCGTGGTCGTAATTGTACCAGTGAGAGCTGCCATATTTTTAGTTTCCTAGTCTGCGGTTATCGGGTGAGTGCTTCAGCTTCCCGCCGCAACTGTGCGAGTTGTTTGTCCGCCGAGAGCGAGCTGAAGTCATCTGACTTCACGTCGCGCGAGGTGGGCGTAGACCCGTCCAATTGCAGCTTCTTCCGAAGCGTTTGGTTTTCTGTTTCAAGTTTCTTGACCTTGTCCGCCATGCCTGTCTCGCGTCCGAGCTGGAGTTGCAGCTTGGCCACCTCAACGGCGGCCGCTGCGCCAGACGTATGCGCTTGGAAGAACGGTCCCCACTCGCCGGTCAGCAATTTGCTGGCGGTGATGTAGAGCGGCGACTTGCTGTCGGCCAGCTCAGGATTCGACTTAAGGACGAACTGGCGGGTGGCATCCCATGCAGCAGTGAACTGCGGACCTTGTGTGCCTTGGGCCGCAATCTGCGCCTTGGCTTTGTCCGCGATGCTGCGTGCGAGCTGCTTGGCCATCTTCGCGTCGCCTTCGTCCACGAACTCGGCCAAAGAGGCCGCAAGGTCGTCGAGCGAGTGCTTCGGGAGCGGGTCATCTGGTGTCTCCACCTGACGGGCTTTCTGGACGAGCTGCTGTTCGCGCTCGACCATCTGGCGTTCCCGCGTGGCTATCGAGATTTCTCTCGTTTCCGCTTCCCGGTGGCGTCGTTCCGCGTTGTCCCACGTACGGTCCAAGGCTTCGCGCTTTTTATCGGCGCGGGTCGGCTTGGTCGTTTCGTGGGTCGCGGCCTCGGCCTCCGCCAGCGGTTTGTCCGCCGTCGGTTCGGGGTCCGTCCCAAGGGTATCCTCGGGTTCCGTGTCTGTCTTGGGCGCGTCCGCTTCCGGTACGCTCGACGGGCCGACATCCTCGGCCTTCGGTTCGTCGCCAGCGACATCCGTGGTCCCTTCGCCGCCAAGAAGGGTGGGGTCAACGGCTAACGGCACCGCGTGGCCTGTGTCCAACGCTTCCGCGTCGGAGTAAAGCTGCGCGAGTTCCGTATCTACTTCGGGTTGTGCTGTATTTGTCATTCTTTAGAATCGTCTTCTGGCGCGACTCCGATTGCCGAAAGTGTCTTGAGCTGGACCCACGTCTGGCGGACGCCGTTCGACGTGCCCACGTCGTATTCCGTACCTTTGCGCGTCACCGCCTCCTGCATCGTGTCTAAAACAAGGTGGGTCATCATGGTGTCAAGCTTCTGCCCGGCGGGGGACCGGAGAAACGCCGCCCACGCGGTCGCGTCCCCCTCCGTCCACGCAGCCAAATCGCCGTAACGAAGTGCCTGCCGCATTCTCTGTATGACTGACACACATAGTCTTATGAAATTGAACATATCGGTAGTATAGGGTCTGCCAAACTATTTCTGTGGAGGACGTGTTTCCACCTCGCGGCGGCCCAACTCGTCCAGTATTTCCAACATCCGTGCATCCGGCACGAGGTACCCGTCTTTAGGGGCGGTCTGGCCCGCTCGCAGCCTCACCACCAGCCGGTCCGACGGAATTACGGTGTAATGCACGCAGCCGGTCATCCAGAGCGCGATTAACCCCGTCAACATCGCGTTGAGCGATGACCTTACGAGCGTCTTCTTCATAGCGTTTCAGTGTTTCCTGCGGCGTGGCGGAGCGTTCGACGTGCCGCCGTATCATCCAGACGATGAGCGGCACCACTCCGCCGAGCAGCATCACAATGGCGGCAGCGAGCGTCACAGGGCTGCTCAGGGCTGCGGAGCAGGCGCAGCCTTCTCCGGGGAGGTGGCGGACCAGACGCCGCCAATGACGGCGATGACGGCACCGATGATGTTCTGCGCGTTCGCATCGTCGAGCTGACCCTTGGCGATGAGAAAGCCAGCGCCGAACGTCAGCAGGTGTCGAACGAGTCCGAGTATTTGTGTTTTGTTCATGTGGTGTTTGGGTTGGGGTCAGGGGAGGAAAATACGGTAGAGCCATGCGCCGAGGCCACCGGCGGCAGCGCCGAGGCCCACGGAGAACCCGAGCAACCGCTGGCGCTCGTTTTCGAGGACATCAATACGTTCGTGCTGCATGTCAAGCCGGGTGTCCAGCCGTTGGCGGAACACGCGGCTGTCTTCGACGTGCGCAGTCAGTTTAGTGTTGATGTCACTGACAATCCATTCGACCGAGTTCTTGTCGAGCGGCTCGGTCATATCGGCATTCCCTGCGGCATCGGCATTCCCTGTCCCTGCTGCTGCATCGCTTGCTGCTGCTGCTGCATCTCCTGTTGCCGTTGCTGCTCCTGCCCGACAATCTTACCAAGCAACTGCGCCATCTGTTGCATCGACGGCTCCAACTGAGCCGCCTTCTCCGGGTCTTTCTGCATCATCTGGCGGAAGTGGAGGTTGCTGTGATTCAGCAGGAGCGTCGCTAGTTCTGCGGACATTGCCTCGCCGGTCGTGAGGCGGCGCTCAACGAATTGACGAACCACAGTGAGGTGCGCGGCATCGTCGTCCACCGGCTTCACCTGCGACGGGAAGCCGATGAGCATACGGCCAATCTCCCCGGCTTGGTCTTCCGCTTGGTCGAGGCTCTGCGACTGGTTGTCCATGAAGAGGCGCTTCACGTCCTGCGGGTCATCCGCAGCAATAAGGTCGCGCGTCAGCTCGCCTTGGTTAACGAACGGGTTGTTCTGCAACATCTGAAAGCGCGTCACCTTTTTCTGGTAGACGAACTGCTTGTTGAAGTTGTCCGCGCTGGCCAGCGGTTCGATGCGGTAGTCGTCCGACAATGCGGCGGGCGGCAGCGCCAGCAGTTCGTTGCGGAAGAAATAATCGAGCGAGGCGCTGTCGTACTGCACATAAAGCTGCCACGACTGGCGGAACACCGAGGCGAGCGAGCGGCGGAACACGCGGCTGCGCAAGTCCACCACCTGCGACATCAAGCTTCCGATAAGGTTCACCTCGGACGCGGTGCGGCGCTCGTTCGAGTGAAGCTGCTGCGTCAGGCCCGCGTCCGGCACGCCGATGAGCTGCTCCGCCGTGGCGCGATGGTTGCCCATTTCGCTGTCCCACGCCAACGGGGGCTGCCCCATGTCTACCTTGCGGAGTGCGTACGGGAGCACCGAGCCGGGACGAAGCTGCAACGACCCTGCGTTCCCCAACGGGGAATCAGAGACGAAGATGGGCTTCATGTAAAACGACAGCGCGTCCAACTTCTCGTTCCACAGGCGTGTCAGTGACATCTGCAACGAGGCCACGCGCTCCGGGATACCGCGCGGACTGTAGAAACCTTTGTCCTTCACTTCGGAACTGAAATCGACGTAGGGGAGTTGACCGTGGTCGTACGGCATCTCCTGCTCTTCGCGGACCAACACATCCGGGACAACGGGGGACATGACCAGCGTGCGGACTTTGTTGTCTGCATCGCGCCAGTACACTTCCCACAGGACAATCTGCTGGTCATCCGCGCCGTGCGTCAGACCTTCGCGCCAGAGCTTGTCAGTGGCCGCGCCTTCGCGGGTCAGCGAAGCCGTCTCCAACATTCGCTTGATGAGCGTCTCGTCCTGATTCCAGTTCGAGTTGCGGCGGTAAGACTCCGGGCTGACTTGATGGACTTGCACGCACCAGTCGGCCTCGTCTAGCGTGCCCGTGTGGGTCGGCACGATGAAATAGAGCGGGTCCACGCAGTCGAACTTGACCTGCTTCGTCGTCTCGTCCCACAAAACCTTGAGGATGCCTTTGCCGGTCATCAACATATAGTCCGCGACGGCAATAATCTCGAACTCGAAATTTGTGCGCTGTCGCAAGCGGTGGTCAAACCACTGTGCAGCGCCGTTGTTAAAAGGGGAAAGCTCGCGGCGAAGCGCGTAGAAATTCGCCAACAGCTCATTCGCGAACACTTGCTGCACGTAGTACGGCTTAATCTTCTCCACCATCATGTCCGACAGCGGCCAATTCATATTGGCGGCGTTGGGGAACGGCTTATTTACGCGCTCAAGGCCGTTGTGGCGCAGCTTGTAGTACATCTGCTGCCGGTTCTCCCAGAGTAGCCGGGCGGACAGCGCGTTGCGGACGCGCGTATCAAGCGCGGTCAGCTTCTCTCGCAGCGGAAGGGAAGAAAGTTCGCAGTTCATTTAAGCTCCAGCGTAGAATCCGTCGTGCTCCAGCGCGTGCCGGGACACCGACTCATCTGTGACCACAGTATCACTGTCATCCATTGCATCTGACTCAAAGTATCCACCACGTGTAAGATGAGCAATCGCAATCGCAGCCAAAACCGCATCCGCGCGGTCGGGCGAGGACATCCCTCGCGACCGCATGTCCTCCTTCCGCTCCAACGCCAGCCGTCCGTTCGGCGTGACAATCTGCCGCCGCCCGGTCAACTGCTCCAGCAACACTTCGTCATCCAGCAAGGACACCTCTCGGTGCTCAATGCGCCGCGCCGCCGTGTACCACAGCTCCGCGCCGAGGTTCATGTAGTGCTCCTCGTCCCACGCTTTCGCGTTGTTCATGACACGCCGGACCTGCACGCCCGCCTTGGCCAACGCATCGTTGATGGGATGCCCCAAGCCACTGTCGTCCGCGAACACACCGCCCGCAGGCACCTCCCAGCGATGCAGCTCCGCGATGGCGCGCGCTGCGGCCTGCATGGTGTCCTTGTCCCGCCAGCAGATGAGCTTGAACAGGCGGTTGCCCTTCACAATGGCAATCGCGTTCTCATCGCCGCCAGCGGCCCAGTCGATGAACGCGACCGTCGGGCCATGCACGTACTCCGGGGGCGACTCCAAGCACTTTGCCACCGCCGTCCGCGTGATGACCTGCGCTCCAGAGTTCGATTCGGAGAACTCCGAGAAAATCATAGAACGCACCAGCGGGTGGTCGCGTCCCCACTTCTCAATCTGAGCGGCAATCCACTTGTCCTTGAGGTGTGGACAATCCATCGCCGTCACCTTGTGCTGCGAGTAGAACCGACGCCGCGTGGAAAACGCCGCCGCAAACTCCCCGTCGCTTGTGCCCGCGCTGGACATGAGCAACAGTCGGGTCGGCTGACACCTCTCGATGGCTTGGAAAATCTCATCCGGCACGCTTTTGGCCTCATCGACAATCATCAACAAATTGTCGTTGTGCCAGCCCTCGAACTTTCCGGGGTCGTCTGTAGAAAAGCCAACGGCCCGGCTACCGTTTGGAGCGTGCAGGTCAGTTGCGTTGATGTCCCACGAAGCCCCAAGGCGTTCCTTTGACTGGCGCAGCGCCGTCCAGAGCTGCTCCTTGACCTGCCGATACACACCGGCTGTCGTTACGACCTGCGACTTTGGAAACACTGCGCAGTGCCACAGGATGAGCGGCGCTGCCACCATCTGCGTCTTGCCAGAACCGTTGGCCGCACATAGCGCGACCGGACGTTGGCCAACGGCGACATCCCATAGAACCTTGTCCTGCCATCCGTGCGGCTTGATTCGCAGAATCTCTCGGCAGAACCAGCCCGGGGTACCTGCCAGCGGTGAAGCCTTTTGTTCCGCGCCCATTGTAAGATAGGCACTACGAACGTGTGGCCCCCCTCCTCCCCCCGCCCCCCCGTCTCTGGCCCACGATGGCGCTGGCACTGACACGGTACCCGCAGTTGCGGCCGCTGGTGATGCTGCGTCACTTGAGGCCGACACCTTCGGTGAGCGCTTCATTCGTCGCCCTCCGGCTCCTTCGACACCTTCGGTGGGGCATCCTCATTTTTGTCTCTGGAACTATGTGCACTGGAAGGCTTTGCCTTCGATTTCTGTGGCAATTGAATATAATTGATATTGTGCGAATCAGGATGTGTAACATCCTCTGCATCAATCACTTTGGCTTTGAACGTCTTCCACGAATCCGCCATCTGTGCACAAATCTGTGCCGAAATCTCCACGCGCACCGTGCTCGTTTGGTCGGGTCGGTGCCCCGTTCCGAAGCGCTCGGGATACAGGCGCTCGAGTTCCCACGCTCGCGCTTGCCATCGTCCTGCGGGCAGCTCGCGTAGTTCCGAGAGCGTGCGAGTGATGTGCTCGCCTTGGCTTTTTTTATATTCAAGGGCAAATGCGGGATAATCCACAAGCCAACGCTGCATCGTCTGGATGTTCGCGCCGCCTGCGGCCGCTGCCGAGTTTGGGTCCGCGCCTGCGCGAACGCTGTCAAGGACAGCAGCGCGCGTGGCGTCTGTGAGCGGCATGGTCGGCCGCCCAAGTTGCGGGCCGCCTGCGGCGCGCATCGCGGCGTTTGCCATCGCGCTCGTTGCGCGTCGGCGAGTCGTCTGGGTTTGGCTTTTGCTGCGCGCGTTTAGCCGACGGGGGCGCGTCATAGGTGCGTCAGACACTCGAGCACTGTGTCCGCATCACGTGAGGCCGACAATCGAAATCCCCAATGAATACAAGGGTAACAGCGCTTAAATGTTGACAAATAGACTCGAATGCAGTTCAATGTTGTCGTTGTTCATCGGTTTTGCCGCACCGAATCCAAAGCGCCACGTCCTTGCCGGACGGAAAAGGGCACGCCGAGCGGCATCGAACATGACCGCACCACGAGCGGAAAGACACGCTGGAACCGACGAGGGAGTCCCCGTCACAGGACAGCTTAACGGCAGCAGTGGACCCGCAAGTCCATTGCCCGACCATCCCCGCATAACCATTCAATCGGCCAAGCGGGAGTCACACGAGTGAAGACGCACCCTTGAGCAATCGAGGTTCAAAGCATGACTCACGGCGTGTCACTGACAGCTCACGAGCTTCCTGCCCCTGCGGTAGGCCCATATCACTCGTGAGTCGGGGTCGCACAGCGTAGCCAACTGTGCCTGATGAGACGGCTTAGTCGAAACCCCACCACAAAAACGGACCAAAAACACCATGAAAAAGACCATCCAAGAATGCGAACCGCTACTCGGCGCTCGCGGCACAGCAGCCATCGTAGGCGGCCCCTTACGGGAAGTCGCTCGTCAATGGTTGCAAGCGCGCGGCGTGTCCCGTGCAGTCGTCGCCATCCTGTCGCAAGCCGAGATTCGAGCGGCTTACAACGACACAACCGACGCCACCTTGAGCGCTGTCATTGCCCGCAACGCACTTGCGGCTCCGGCACCAGCGCCCACCCACGCTCCGGCCTCACCTGACCCTCGCCTTGTCCTCGAACAAATCGCGTCGATATTCGGCGGCACCAAAGGCGGACTTGGAGCGGAAGAAGTGCGGACCATTGTCGATGGCGAAACGTCGCCGATAAATTCTCGCATCGCCGACCTCGAGGAAGAGCTGGAAACGCTCCGACCGCTGGCGGCGCTGGCGGCACGGGCCGCAACGGACGCCGTGACAGCGAGACGCTTGCCCATCCTCGCCGCTGCCGTGAGCGGGAACAAGGTCGTCGATTGGTTGTCCCGTTTTTACAAGGCGGGACAGCCGACCCACAACTCTCATGTTTTGCTACTGTCACCGCCGTCCTACGGCAAGTCCTACGGCGTCCGAATCTTCGGCAAGGGCTATGACGTGTTCTTGGAGCACGGTTGCTCGCCGGAAGCGGATGAAGTGAGCACGTTGCTGGGTTCGTTCGTTCCAGACGGCAAGGGCGGCTTTAGCATCGTCGATGGCGTCATCACCCAAGCGGTGCGTGCAGCGTCCTCGGGCAAGTCTGTGCTGCTGTTTTTGGACGAGACGTTTCGCCTCAACGAATCGGCACAGCAATGGTTGCTCCTGTTTCTCACGACTGTGGACGTGAAGGGCGTGCCCACCTACAGGCTCAGGACTCGGAAGCCCGACGGCAACATACTCGAGGTCATCGAATGCCCTGCTGCGAATTTGCACCTCGTCGCGGCATCCAACCTCGGGTACGTCAAGCCATTCGAGGCGCTCTGGTCCCGCCTAAACGCAAAGCTCCGCTTGGACTGGTCCCTTTCGGATTGCACCGCAATCGCAAAGTCCATTCTAGACAAGTACGGCATCCCCTCGAACGGCTTGCCAGAAAAGTTCGCACAACTGATTGGAGCTACTCGAATCACAACCAAGTCGGGAAGCTGTGCCTATCCTGTGGATTTCCGCTTGCTCGAGTGTGCCGCTGCCCACTGCGCCACGCAGGATGAGGCGGGCGTTACGGCGCTCATCAAGGAGCTGGCCGTGGCACATTCCGCAAATTGGGATTTGGACCTCGGCGACACAGACGCCAAGGCCCGCGAAACCATCACGCAAGTACTCAAGGTTGTCTAAGACATGCACCGAAACACGAACCAAAAAGGAAAAACATGAACACGTCCATCGCTCACGGTATTGACCAAAAACTACTCGCAAACGTCCGCTCATGGGGGACGCGTCGCAAGACGGCCAAGCAGCACGAAGGCTGCGTCCGCACACTCGGCACCGCTACACGTTGGACCGTGAGCGTAAAACTCGGCACGCCATCGCAAACAGCAAGTTGGCGGTTCGACACTGGTGGGCACCGCATCGAACTTGGCGCGCAATGGCGTGCCGGACTGTTGCCAGCGGCCGCTGTCAGTGACAGCAAATCGTACAGCGCGTTGCAATCGCTGCTGCTGCATGAATGCTGGCACGGGCACAGAACGCAGCCGTCATTGGATAGCATCGCGGCGCAATGCCGGACAAAGGGCGTCCCGTTCGCCTTGCTCAACCTGTTCGAGGACGCACGAATCGAACACGCCGCGAGGCTGCATCCGTCCACACGAGGGCAGCGGTTTGGCTGGGTGAACTACTACGCTCAACCCGAGGAAACGAAGCGCCCGACCGAGTACTTTTGGGCGCTAATAAACGGAGAGTCGTCCTCGTACTCATCGCTCACGGTCCGAGCGCCGCGCTGGACTGGCGGCGATTGGAAGCCCGCGAACCTCGGGCCGACCATCGGCGCTGGTGCGGTCGGTCGCACCATCCGAGACTTCTTCGCACAGGCCATCGCCGCAGTGAGCACCGAGGAAATCGTGGACGTGTGCGTCCGGTGGGTCGCCATATTCGGCGGAACAACGCCGCCACAACCTCGTGTCACTGACAGCATTGGTGCGCAGAATGACGGGTCCAGCGGCGGCACTCCCGTCGGTCCCGAAGTGGCTCCGGTCAAAAACTCGGGCGGCGCAAGCGGCGGCAACGGCAGCGTGACCAACGGCGGGTTGTATGACGGTGCGGCACCAGCGCAAACGCGAGCGGACACGAATGCCTACGGCGGTCCGACAAGTGCTCCAGTCCATCGGCACCATCGCGGTATCGAGTTCTTCCAAGACAAGGGGCTGACGCACAAGCACAACGGGACCACTCGCGGTCAAGACCTAGTGAATGGACTGCGGCCGCTCGTTGCACAGCAAGTCGCAACGCTCACAGGGCTAGTGCGGCGCGCTGACACGGCTCCCATCCGCACTGGATGTGACGGGCCGCGCATTCACCCGCAGAATGCGGTATCGGGACAGGCGAATGCGTTCGTCCAACGCGGCGTCACCAAGGGGAAGCGGAAAATCGTAGTGGTGTTCGATGGCTCGGGGTCAATGGCCGGACGGCACAACACTCACGGCCGTCCGTTTTTGTTGTCCCTCGCCGCACTGCATCGCTCCGGCACGCTGCACGTTGACGTTTACCTGACGGGCGACGGCTATCACCACAAGGTGGACTTACGCCAGCCGGACGCCGAGCTAGCAGCCATCGCACCAGCGCATGGTTGCGAGTCGTACGCCGCCACACTCGCGGCCATCCCGCTCCAAACGCTGCGGGACGCCAGCGCAGTCGTCTGCTACACAGACGGAAACATCTCGGATGGCCTCGTGGACGCTGGTTCGTACCGAGGCAGAGGCGTCAACCTCATCGGCGCGGCGACGTGCTCCTCGACGAGCCAAATCCCCGACGCGCTACAGTGGCACTTCGGCCGCCACGTAACCCGCGAATCAGGCGCACAGCTTGCTGGCGCACTGTGCGAGTACATCACACGAAGCACCCGCTGACACACCAAGGCGGGGGACGCAAGTCCCTCGCCCCTTGTCTTAGACAACCCAAACCACACAGAAAAACCACACCATGAAAACGACTACAAAAATAGTAACCATTCGCCAATATGTGCACATACGTGTCACTGACGTGCTCCTCGACCAGCGCGAGGCAGACTCCTTGCAGGAGTTTGTCTACCTCGCGGCCGACGACGGAGACGAACACAACGAACAGGCTCGCGGCGTTGACGCGATAATCAGCCACGACGCTGTCGCGTACACCGCGCGTGTATGGGCGAGCGCGCTCCATCAGCAACCGTTCGACGAGACGGAACGCGCCATCGTTGACGCGCTCACCAACATAGACACAGACGTGTTCTACATCCGCTTCCCCCGACCATGAGTCAAGTTATCAGTCCAGTCGAAAAAGATGGATACTTTCGACACGAGGGCCGGACGTGTCGAAAGCGACGACACGGCAGGGTGGGTCAAACATGAGTCCACACTAATCGGCTTGCCCCCGCCACCCGTCAACGCTACGTTGACAGCGCGAACTCGGGTGTGGTGCCCAAGCCGCAGCTCCACGGTGGCCGTGGTGTTTCGACGCCCCCGTACAGGTTCACGCCTGTGCGGGGGTTTTTTTGTGCCAAAAATTTGTCATTTTAATAAGGATAGATTTACGCGCCATCGTTGGCGCGATAGGACAGCGGTCCAGCGCGGCGCGGCTCGCGTATGGCGCTCGCCGGAAGCCATGCCCGAAAGCAGGGGG